AAAATATTATCTTTTTTGTAGCCATGTTGGCCCGGTATTTGTGTATTCATGGTTGTTCTTGATGTTTTAATTGCACTAACAAAAGCTTTCTGATAATTTAAATCTCTTGCATTTGCTTGCAACGCTGTATCCCTAACCCAACAAGCAATGGCAAGCGCCATAACAAGGTCATCGTTGTAACCTTTCATTGCTTGTGGTTTACCATTCCTCCAAATAAAAGTTTTCATTTCGTTAATTGTACGAGACGAATATATTTTAATTAGTTTGTTTCTTATAAACTCTTCTAATTTCGCAACTATAAGCGGCCTAGTCTTCATAGAGGTTGTGAACCCAGCCACTGCAGTAGTACGAGATTCAGCTTGGTGTTGCTCAATATATTCATGCGTTGATTTTATAGAGTAGTATAAATTTGGATATCCGTACTCGGTAAGCTTGTCTAGAACAGTATATCCAATGTTATTATTTTCAACTACAAGCATGGCATTTCCAAACTCTCTACCAACTTGATTTAAAAAGTTTGCGAACATGTCTGGCGTTGGCTTGCCCTGATATTCTCCAACTATCTCAAGAGTTTCTAATTTAATCATGTGCATTGTAGAGTAGTCAGCACCGTCACCTCGCGATACATCTGCAACGGTAAGATAATTGCAAGATGGATCAAACTCTTCCCAAATCCAAAAATTTCTATCAAAACCGGTTCTGTATTTGGGCTCTTTAACGTTATCTAACAGCCACTTCATGCAATCGGGATCTATAACTGTTTCACCAGATGTGTTGAAGTTGCACTCAAGTTCTTGTGCAATCTGGCGCTTTGACATGTTCTTAGTTTCTTTTTTGTACCACTCTTTATCTCTATCAGGGTGAACATGCCACGGCAAAGTGGTTAAATTAAAGTTATTGGCGCCGCTTTCTGCATCAGAGCAAGTTTTATGAAACCAATTACCTACACCATTAGGAGTTGACAGAGCGATACAACGACCACCAGTAGACAGAGTAGGATACAAACCAGTCCACAAATCTTCTAACCCTTCAATGTGTGCGGCCTCATCAAGAACTAAAAGAGACAGTGCTTCCGATCGACCAGCATCACCGGAGGTAGAAGCCGCTTTTATTGTTGAACCGTTAGATAACTCAAATGAGGTACGGTTGTCAACAGAAATAGATGCTATACGGATCCACTCTGGTAAGTTTTTCATAATACTCTTGACTTTTTTAACAAGGTTTCCTGCTGTCGCAAACTTTGTGGCCATAACAAGAATTGACTTGTCGCGGTGAAACAACATCATCCATGCAATATACCCAGCAGTGATTGTAGATATTCCAAGCTGACGCGCTTTTAAAATAACATTAAAGCGATAATCATTGAAATCCTGAAGTAAATCATCTTGAAAATCATAGGTGTTGAATAGAATTAGCCCGTGCATCGGGTGTGATATACGGGCATAATTTTTTAAAAAATAAGTTGGATTTTTACCACACTTAAGAATTTCTTTGATTTGTTGTTTTTTGTCTATTTGAAAGGTCATTAGTCATTTGATGGTTTTGGTCTCGTATCATTATCGGGACGCTTGCCACCGTCACCAGTCCAACCGCCTTGGGACATGAATTTTTCCCATTGTGCTTCAGGGCGGGCATCTGAACCAGCGTTAACTTCCATGGACTCATCTAATCCACCAACAACATAGTGCATCTTAGCAGTCACCCAAGAACGAACACGCGACGAATTTTCAACATACACATCAATTTCGCCTTCTTTATTTAAAGAGACAGATTCGCCACGAATCTTTCGATATTCTTTTTTCAAAAATGTTATAATATCAGCCATGCGTGATTCTACATCGGACTCAAAACCAGAGGCATACACCTCTTTAAGTTGGACCTCTGACATATAAGAAAGACACATCATATTACCATAAAAGCGAACACTAAAACCATCCATAATTCTTTTGTCTAGAATAGGGTCTCCTTCTTCTCGCTGTAGGCCTGCTTTGATTGGTTCTCCACTTTCATCTAATGCCCCATCATAAGCGTTAGCTGCTGCTTGTGATAACCCTTGCACTATTTCATATACAGTTGCCATTATTTATTACCTCTATTTCCGAGAGGTTTATTGTTCTTGTTGGGGTTGGTTTTTCTAGTTTGCATATCCATGCCGAGTTGTTTTACAAAAATACCAACTCTCTTAAATTCACTTTCGGTGAAATCAATCGGATTTGACTGCTGTATTACATCTAAGAGTTTCTTTAATGTTGCAACAACTTCATCAACATCATCAATTTGAGCTAGTTCAGTTGGCGCAACTCTAATAATTTTATCAGTGAATTGTTTGGTAAGTTTGTCGGTAGACGCGGTTGTTTTCTGTTCCATTTCGCCTACAATAGAATCAAAATCACCACTGTTAAGTATCTCTTTAATTATATTCTTAAGAATTGTTTTGTTAATTTTCATTAGGTCTCCATCCTTTTAACCATCTATCTTCTCTGCCTTCAACAAAATTTATGTAACATTTATTGCAACATTCAAATTTTATCAACGACACATCATCCTTAACACTTTTTGGGAAAGCACCACATACAGGACAACTTTTTAAAGATTCTCTATTAAGTAGTTTTTTTGATATCTTTATACCATTTACTTCTATTTTTTCTGTGTACTCTCGTTTTTTAGAACTTTTATTGTAAAGCTCTTTCATTTGTTTCAAGTATTCTTTTTCTTTATTCTCGTCCCAATTTGATTTAGGATTTGTGATTGCATCCTCGCCATACTTTTCTTTGATGGCTTTTTCAATGGCTGCAATTTTGTCGTAGTTTTTGTCACTCATTGAACACTCTATACGCCCCATACGTCATAGCAACACCGCTTACAACACCGACAGCAACCCAAAGTACTGGGTTTTTGGCTGATTGTTTCTTAAGTGCTTTTGACAAGGCATCGTTTTCTCTTCGTAAAGAGTTTAGTTGAACGTCATACTCAGACACCAAGGCATCATGCCTGATTCTAAGGTTTTGTAAGTCTAACTCATATTCTGCTTTTTGTTTATCTAAGTTGTATTTTAGTTTTATCTCGCAACTTTCATCGGCTGTTACAGCATTCGCAAGAATTTTACCAGTGGCTGTCGGATCGAACAGCACGCCCTCAAATGGCGCACATTGATTATAACCTAAAAACGTAAATTTACCAGCATCATTAGCAAGTGCTACGTTACTCCACAAACTCAAAGTTATAAGCGTTAATAATTTCATCCGCTAATGCCTCCTTGTCTTGTGAAAATTGTTTTTCAATTAATTTTGCGCGGGCCTTCTTAACATTGTCGAGTTGTTCTAAAGAGTTCTCATAATCACTACGAATTTGTGTCAGTGCTTTTCTATAAGCATAAATAGCCTCTTCTCTTCTTTCAATCTCTTCGCTGTGTATCGCTTGCAATGCGTCAATACGCTCGCGAGTTTCTTCTTTAGATATCTCATACGCCTTGTTGAGTGCATTATAGTCCATTCTCATTTTAATTGTGACAAGACAAAGACAAGCAATCACAAGTAATTCGCGCCAGTTGTTAATTGCAAATTGCAAAAGCTTTGTTTTAATCACGCAACACCTTTGAGTTTAGCAATACCGTCAATTACGGTTTGGCCACCAATGTATATGGCTGAGATTATCACCCAGTCACTCGACGCTAGATCAGAAAATGCCAGTAAGCCTGTAGCAGTCAACCATACAAGGAACTTGCGAGATATCATTTTTTCGACAAGACGGTCTAATTTGCCCTGCACGTAAACCATCATTTTTTGCCTCGTTCAGCTTTTGAAATTTCGACGGCTGCTAATTGTTTTTTTGCAGCCTCTTTTGATTTTGGTTTCTTTGATAATTCTCGACCACTTTTAGAAGTTGCCTTGTATCCACCTTTGACCTTTTTGATTTTCTCGTCTAATTCAACTTCAGACAGTTGTTCGCCGCGCATATAATTTAGAACTGTTGATAGGTAATCGTTTGCTTTCGTTATCTTTGACTCAACCCATTCTTCAAGATTGCTTTCATCATCAATCATTTGTTGAATCATAACAGCTACTTCTGCAGTTCTACCAAGCTGGCTACGTGCCATGGAGCCTTCACCACCATAACCTTCATCTAATGAATTATCTAATTCGTTGGTTTGTTTTTGAACACTTGCAGAGCCGCCCTTTCTGTCTGGACGAGCGAATCGACCTAAACCTTTTTGCAGCAAATCAATATTAAAAGGATCTTCACCAGACACAGTAGAAGTTAAATAATCGATACTGACATCAAGGTTCTCAATAGAATTCGTTAGTTTATTCATAGAGCGAACCAAGTTGGCATCGGATGCAATTTCTTCCATGATTATTTGCTTAAGTTTTTGTTTTGATATTTTCATTGTTTTTTTACCTTATACTTAACATTCCGGCCATGGAAAATTAATATGCTCATGTGATTGTTTAAACTTACACATACATTCTTTAATATCTTCTTCATTTGCGCGGCCGGTGTACCAATCTAGAAAAGCACCGCGAGCGTTTTTAAATATTCTGGATGACATCCCCGCCTCAAGACAGACATTGTTATATATCTGTCTAATTTCTGCTCTATTAAGAGTGGCAGTGGCTACTTCGCCTGCAGGTTGCTCTGGTTTTTGTTGTGACTCTTCTTTGTCGAACCAACCTTTGATATCATTCCATAAACTCATAATTCTTTAAAATCCTTTAACGCTTTGTGAAAAGCTTGAATAACACCATTGTTAAGGTGAGAGTATTGTGGGGGATCTTTCATAGCATCCTCGGCAGCTTCTTGCAGCATGCGTGCTAATTTTTTTTCGACTTGTTGAACAGTCATAATTCCATAGTCAGGAATTTGAATATCAGGACTCTCTAATTCTTCCTTAATAATCTGTTTAAGTTGTTGTTTTGTAATCTTCATGCAGCTAATCCATTCCTATTAGTTTTTTAACATACGTAGTCGCCATATTAAAACCACCATTCAAGCTTACATCGTCCAAAATACTTTTAATTTTCATAATTTGGTCATTTGTAAATCTCGGATCGACCTCATGTCCCAATTGTTTTAATAAGTTTTCAAATTTATCCACATCTTGATCTGCTGCGGCATATACTACCTTATTTACCAAACCTAATTTAGCAAAATCAATTTCATTT